AGCGAGTACGGCTCTGTGGATCATGGCTGCTGGTACATCCTGCGCACCGTTTCGTTTGCGGCTATTCCATGGTGCTGACGCAAGCCGACTGCTTAGCGCGCTTCCTCGCCGCAGTGCGCGACGGGCGAAGCGGCTATTTCGACAAGGCCAAGGCGATTGTCGAGCGCGTGCGGCAGACGGCCGGCGATGCAGCGGCTGAGCGGGCGAAGAAAGAGCTATGGGCATACATCAAATCGGGGAAAAGAGCGTGATTGCAAGTAACCGAACCGAATTATGCGCGGCCGGCGCAACATATGAACCCGGCAACTATGAGGCGTTCATCGCAAGCAAGCAGTTTGCCGACATTCCGACCGGCTTCGACTGCGACGTACCTGTAGGCCCGCTGTTTGACTTCCAAGCCGCATGCGTAAAGTGGGCACTCAAGCGCGGGCGCGCGGCTCTGTTTGAAGACACTGGGCTTGGCAAAACCGTCCAACAGGTTACGTGGGCGCAGAAGGTTCACGAGCACACCGGCGGCAACATCATCATCGCGGCGCCGCTCTGCGTGGCTCAGCAGACCGTCGAGGAAGCCGCAAAGATCGGAATCACGATCAAGTATTGCCGGCGCGATTCCGACGTCGAGGACGGAATCACCATCACGAATTACGAAATGCTCGAACACTTCGATCTGGAGTCGTTCGTGGGCGTTGTGCTGGACGAATCGAGTGTCATCAAATCGTCCAACGGCAAGACGCGGCAATTCATCACCGACGCGTTCCGACGCACGCCATACAAGCTGTCATGCACCGCCACACCTAGCCCGAATGATTGGATGGAACTCGGCAACCAGGCGGAATTCCTTGGCGTCATGACCGCCGTCGAAATGCTCTCGACATTCTTCACGCACGACGGCGGCGACACCGTCAAGTGGCGGCTCAAGGGGCACGGCAAGGTCAAGTTTTGGGAGTGGATGGCGACGTGGGCAATCTGCATCCGCAGCCCTGCCGATCTTGGCTTTGATGGCGCGCGCTATGTGCTGCCGGCGCTTAACCTGCATGAGCACGTCGTATCAGGTGGCGACATTCCAGAAGGCCATCTCTTTCCGATCGTCGCTCAGTCGCTCACCGAGCGCCGCCAAGCGAAGAAGGCAAGTCTCGACTCACGCCTGCAGCTCGCCGCGCGCCTCGCCAACGAGCACGATGGCCCGGTCATCGTTTGGTGTCACCTAAACGAAGAATCGGAGCGACTCGCGAAGATGATCGACGGCGCGGTAGAGGTAACTGGCTCGATGACTGTCGAGCAAAAGACCGCGAACGTCATGGCCTTCACGAATGGCGCGAAGCGCGTGCTCGTCAGTAAGCCATCGATCTGTGGCGCTGGCATGAACTGGCAGCACTGCAACTGGATGATCTTCGCGGGCATGAACGACAGCTTCGAGGAGTTCTATCAGGCCGTGCGCCGCTGCTACCGGTTCGGGCAGAAGCGCGAGGTCGGCGTGCACATCATCACGGCCGACACCGAAGGCGCTGTCAAAGACAACATCAAGCGCAAGCAGGGTCAAGCCAACGTCATGGCCGACGAAATGGTCGCGCATATGATGGAAATCACGAAGAAGCAAATCCAAGGCGCATCGAGTGGCACAGAAGCCTATCGCCCGTCGATGCCTATCACTATTCCTGCATGGATCGCGAAAAACGTGGAGCGCCACTAAATGAACGTCATCAACCAAGAAATCCAAGACCGTTTCAGCGTTTATAACGCGGATTGCGTGGACCTCGCGCGAACGCTGCCTGACAACTCAATCGACTTCACCGTCTACAGCCCGCCGTTCGAATCGTTATTCGTGTTCAGCAACTCCGAACGCGACATGGGCAACAACGCATCGAGCGCCGACTTCTGGACGCACTACCGGTTCCTGATCGCCGAACATATCCGCATCATGAAGCCCGGTCGACTCGTCGCGATCCACTGCATGAACCTGCCGACGTCAAAAGCGCGCGACGGCTATATCGGCCTGAAAGACTTCCGCGGGGAAATCATCCGCGCGCATCAAGACGCCGGATTTATCTACCACTCCGAAGTGTGCATCTGGAAAGACCCGGTTGTCGCGATGCAGCGCACAAAGGCTCTCGGCCTGCTCTATAAGCAGCTTCGCAAAGACAGCGCCATGAGCCGCCAAGGCATCGCCGATTACCTAGTCATCATGCGCAAGCCCGGCGACAACCCGGAGCCGGTCACGCACACGACCGATGGTTTCCCCGTCGATCTGTGGCAGCGCTTCGCCTCGCCGGTCTGGATGGACATTAACCAGTCCAAGACGCTGCAGTACATGAGCGCACGCGAAAGCGACGACGAGCGGCATATCTCGCCGCTGCAGCTCGAAGTGATCGAGCGCGCCATCGAATTATGGACGAACCCGAATGATCTGGTTTATACGCCTTTCCTTGGCATCGGAAGCGAAGTCTATACCGCGCTAAAGATGGGTCGCCGCGGCATCGGCTCCGAGCTAAAGTCTTCGTATTACAAGCTCGCAGTCGAGAACTGCAAGGCCGCCATCGCAGATAACCAAGTCGATCTGTTCGCGGGGGAACAAGCCGCATGAAATACGCAGCCAAGGCTGATCGAAATCAGCCAGAAATCGTCGCAGCCTTACGCAAGATCGGCGCGAAGGTTGTCCCCACGCACACAATCGGCCAGGGATTCCCTGACCTGATTGTCACATTCAATGGACGGACTCTCCTGCTCGAGATAAAGGACGGCCAGAAGCCGCCGAGCGCGCGCAAGCTGACGCCCGATCAGGAGACGTTTCACGCTGCATGGACCGGCGAGCTGCACGTCGTCGAGTCCATCGAGCAAGCCATCGCCGTTACCACTCAGGGGCGCGCGCATGGATAAGACAACGATCTTTTTAACGCCGCACAATCGCCGCATGGCAGCCGATGCCGTGCACAAGCGGCCGGACGGTCACATGCTCGTACTGCAAGAGCGCACGCGCAGCATCGCACAAAACAGCTATCTCCATCACCTGTTCGGAGTCGCAGCAAAAGAGGCGACGTATATGGGGCGCCGCTTCACTGCTCAACAGTGGAAGGTTCTTTTCATCAGCGGTCACGCTATTGCGGCCGGCATTGGCGCCGACGTCATTCCCGGTCTGGAAGGGGAATTCGTGAACGTCAGGGAGAGCAGCGCAAGCATGGGCCAGAAGCGCATGAACAGCCTTCTGGAATACGTCCAGTCGTGGTTTGTCGAGAACGGAATCCCGCTCAGTGCGCCGCCCGGATACGAGGACCTGGCAGCATGACCGGCAAGCTCAACGCCAACAGCGTGCGCCACGCCACGCGCAACAAGATCCTCGAACTGCTCCAGCAGGAAGCGCTGACCGCCAAGGAACTCGAAGCGCTCGTCGGCATCGCCGAGACTGGCGTGCGCCGGCATCTGCGAATCTTGCGCGCCGAGACGCCGAAGAAGGTCTACATCTGCGACTGGCACCGCATGGTCTGCAAGAGCGGATTATGGGGCGCGGTGTACCGGGCCGGCGACAAGCGCGACAAGCCGCAGCCGGACCTTGTCGATGCACGCAAACAGGCATCGGCTCGTCACTACCGCAAATACTCTGGCGTCTACAAGGCGCGTAGGACTGCTTGCGATGGTCGCGCGCATCCGTTTGCCGGATTGCTGGCGGGGGCGCGATGAAGCGCTCTGCATTGAAGCCGAGCGCATTCAAGCGCAAGCCCTGCGCGTCATTCAGCAGCTTTCGCAGCGCGACGAAGGAGTTGGAGCGCAAGCCGATGAAGAAGCGCGCGCGGAAGGCCGCAACGAAGGCTGAGCGCGAACACATGGGCGTCGTCGCGGGACTGTGCTGCGTAGTGTGCCGGAATCTTGGCTATGGCGATTCGCCGGCCGAGGTGCATCACGTTCGCTACCTCGCCGGCGGGGGCCAGCGCAGCGGCAATCTCGACACGATCCCACTCTGCCCGCAGCACCACCGAATCGGCGGCTATGGAGTCGCCATCCATGCCGGCCAAGAGGAATGGGAGCGCCTATATGGAACCGAGGCGCAATTGCTCGAACAGACCCGCCGTGAGACAGGCATCACACAACCACAGATGGAGACGACATGACAGTTCAACGATTCGGCACAAGTTCGGCGCCCTGCCCCAATGGCTTATACGTGCGCCATTCCGACTATGCAGCGCTTGAGGCTGAGTGCGAGCGTTTGCGGGCACTGGAAATAGCGGTTCGTGATCACCGGTCAATGTACGAAGGCACCAGTGACGAATACAACATGAGCGCACGTTGCATCGCAAAAGCGCTCGACAAGATCGACGCCGCACGAGGCTCCAATTGAAAAACATCGCAATCAGCAGCTCACGCCAAGCCGAAACCGTCGCTCACGAAGAACTGATCGGCGCAATGGTGCAGAACTACCGCTACACGCAAGACGAGATCTGCGACCTGCTGCATGACAGCCCGCGATCAGCCGTGCGCGACGCTCTGCATGCGCTCGTCGCCAAGGGCGTGATCTGGCGCGATTCCGTCAGCCATTCGCGCGTCAAGTATGCGCTGCTCGAAGGCGACGCGTTACGCGAGGCAATCGAACGCAAGACAAAACGTAGTGCATCGCCTGCATGGATGCATGCCAACCTTGCCGGATACGACGCGGAACAGCGGCGCTTCCGTGAACTTTGCATGAAAACACGAAATTAGGTATTGCGTGACGGATACTCTTGCGGTATCGTTACGCACATAGCAGCAATGATCAAAACCAACAAAAAGGAACGGAAACCATGCTCTACACGAAATTCTCAGCATTATTACGCTCGCCAGCGAACGCCATCATGGCCGCTCGTGTAAGCGCGTGCTCAGTCATTGCGCGCCGGGCGGCCGCCTTAAAGCGCCACATCGGAACCCGCACGGTGAAACAAGACCAGCTTGCCCGCGCGCTCGCTCAGGCAACAGACGCATACCTGCGTTCTATCACGCCGACAAGTCAACTGACGCACAACCTGATCGCGGCAACCGCAGCCATCCTTGCGCGCGATAACCACGATCAGGTGAGCATTCGCATCGGCAACATACCCGCAATCACACGCAAGCCGATCGCAAGCGCGGCGGCATGACGAGCGCAGAGCGGCGCAATACTGGCCGCCCGTTTTTTACAACTGTTCGGCTATGCCGGCGAGGGAATATGAATGAGTTGGCTCTTTTCGCGGGCGCTGGCGGTGGAGTGCTCGCGGGGCATCTGCTCGGATGGCGAACCGTATGCGCAGTTGAACGTAACGCCTACGCCGCACAAGTTCTGGCGCAACGACAGAATGATGGAATTCTCGGACCTTTCCCGATTTGGTCTGACGTCACGACTTTTGACGGACGCCCATGGCGAGGGATTGTTGATGTCGTATCTGGCGGGTTTCCCTGTCAAGACATCAGCGCGGCAGGTAAAGGCGCAGGCATCGACGGAGAGCGAAGCGGTCTCTGGGGATCAATGGCGCGGATCGTTCGCGAAGTTCGACCCCGATTCGTCTTCGTGGAAAACAGCCCAATGCTCACTTCTCGGGGACTCGGACGAGTTCTCGGAGACCTGGCCGCGATGGGGTTTGATGCGCGATGGGGAGTGCTGTGAGGACACCATGTCGGAGCCGCCAACCGTCGCGAACGAATCTGGATTCTTGCCGACGCCGAGGGCAAGCGTGGGAACACACGGCATCTGCTGGGCTCGCGCCAAGACCGGAGAGCACCGCAGCCAACTAGAAGACTTCCTAGGTTGGTTAAGCCTCAATCATGGCGGCCAAGTAGTTTCGGGGCGAACAGTGAATTCGGACTTCCAGGACTGGCTGATGGCGTGGCCCACTCAGTGGACCGACTTACAGCCTCTGGGAATGGGCAAATTCCAGTCGTGGCTGCAGCAGCATTCACTATTCTCTCAAGCTCAATCTGAGGCCGCATAGAGGAACCCGACATGAATACCACCACTACCAAGATCGCTGGAGAGGCTATGACTGACAAGCAAATCAACACGACTGCCCTGCGAGATCACGCGGCGAAAGGCTTCAGCGATGAATGCTTGTTGCCCAAAGCCAGCGCAAATCTAATCGCCGATGAATTGGACTCGCTCCGCGCCCTGCTTGCAAGCAAGCCTGCCGTGCCCGAAGGATGGAAGCTGGTGCCGGTTGAGCCGACCGACGCTATGATCGATGCAGCCTGCCCTGTTGGCGAGGCCGTCGATCATTTCGATATGAAAACCGCTCTGCGTGAGGCTATCGCCGCATCCCCCACCGCTCCCGCGCAATCGTGCGGTGACGCCGAGCAAGCAGACGCTCAAGTCGATGCTGACGAGCGGTCATCGTTCGAGGCAGCATGGCGTCAAGAGTATCCACTGCACAGTGCGACAACCTTCAAGCGTAGCGGGTTCAACCCAGACGGCTACGCAACGACTCGGGTGCAAGACGGGTGGCTTATATGGCAAGCGCGTGCTAAGACGGGGCATAAGAATGCTACCCCCCGCCCGGACGCCGCCGAGCAAGCAGACGAGGCGGTGACGAGGGACGCTCGGGACTGCCCTCATGCAGCGCCACACCGCTATTGTGCGCACTGCCCTGTATCGCCTTGCCCTATCGGCTTGGGAGATAAGAAATGATCGATCCGAATAATGACATCGTTCCGACGCTGCGAATGTTCGATGGCTTGATGATGAACATTGCCGCTGACGAGATAGAAATGCTGCGCGCCCGCGTCAAGGATCTCGAAGCACGCGCCGCTGCCCACGCTCAGCCTATCGGTGAGGACGCCGCCAATGTAGCGATTGGGGAGCGGGAAGCGTTTGAGGAAGCATTCCGCCGAAATTTCGAGTTCCCCGAACACGCGGATCAATTCACGTTCCGCAAGGGCTGGGAAGCTGGAATTATGCAAGCCCGCGCCGCTCTCACCGCCGAAAAGGTGGCAGCGGAGCCGGACCTTAGCGCGGAGAACTGGGCGTCCGTATTTCATACCGCGTTTCGTCACGCTGGCGATTCAGAGTCCGCAAGCGCTGCGCACAGCGCTATCGAGGCGATGGACAATAAGGAATGGCTCCAGATTGTCGATTACATGCTGATCGGCATCCGTCGCAAGCTGGCCGCCCCACAACAGCCCGCGCAATCTGCCGAGCAGGACGAGCGGGCAGCGTTTCTTTCCGGGCACGACGTTGAAGAATTGTTTCTGCGCTGGTCCGAGTGGACGACTGAACTCGGGGAGGCTATCTCGCGCAAGAACATCGACGGATTTGTCAGTGACCTGCGCGCCCTTCTGGGGGAGAAATGAAGACTGTCGCGGTCGCCAACAGCATTCCCGCGCTTGTTGATGAGGAAGACTATGACCGAATCTCTGCTTTCAAGTGGTCCAGGAGCGGTAATGGATACCCAGCGAGACACGTGGCTTGTGCTGGCAGCTATAGCGAGGGTATGCACCGGACAGTTATGGAGTTGGCGAAGGGGGATAAGCGGCATGTGGATCACATCAACGGCGATAAGTTTGATAACCGTCGAAGCAATTTGAGAGTATGTGAGCCGATTGAGAACTGGTGGAACGCGAAAAAACGATCTGACAATACGTCTGGATACAAGGGCGTTAGTTGGAGCAAGGGAAACGGCAAGTGGTCAGCTCGAATCAAGCGCAACAAGAAGAGGTTCCACTTAGGCTATTTCGACAAGGCAGAAGATGCATACGCAGCCTACTGCATAGCAGCCAACGAATTGCACGGCGAATTCGCTAACCATGGGAGCGAATCATGAATAAATCGGGCTATAACACCGCCAATCGTAACGCGCAACCTGTGAGCGGAGGGAAATCGTGAGCAAGTACGGATACCGCAAGTCACCTCAATACGTTGCATTTGAAGCGTACATGGGCGCCCCATTTTCCGAGCTACCGAAGAACGACATGGGACGCAATGACCCGCGCCGTATGTGCTTCATCGACGATATGGGCGTGCCGGAGGAACTGCTGTTCATGCTTTGGCAAGCATCGCGCCGCGGGGCGCTTGAGGAAGCGGCAAGGGCCGTTGAGCCGCGCAACAGCCCGGATGACTGGACCGATTACGCGGTCATCCGAGCCGGCGCCGCCGCCGCTATCCGCAAACTCGCCACGGAGACAAATAATGGTTGAAGACCTGAAACTGATAAAGCGCCTGCGTGACGCCGCTGACGCTGATGAAGTAGCGGCCGAAGAACTCGATCCCATGCATTACACGGCTGACGATCCCGAGGACATTATTGCGGGCCTTGAATTCAGGGCACGTGAGCGCCGAGAGTGCGCCGACATGATCGAACAGCAAGCCGCCCGCCTAACCGCCCTTGAGTCCGAGCGCGACGCTCTACTCGCGGCAGCAGGGAAAGAGGCGGTGGCGTGGCAAGTTCGCCGGGCCGATGGTCGGATCGACGGCGTGCCGATCCAGTGGGAGAACTGCACAAAGGAACTGTACGACGCGACGCTTGCCACGGGTCGCTACGCTGGGTTCGAGCGAGGTCCGAAATGCGAGGTTCGTGCGCTATACGATGCGCCCACACCCGCCGTTGACACCAGAGTTAAACCTGTGGCGTGGACGCTCGCAGACGAACTTGCGAGGCGTGAGTCTACGTGCAAGGCGCATCTGTGGTTCTCCGATCCGGTCAATACCGCTTGGATTCCGCTCTACACCGCTCCCACCGCCGCTCTTGAGCCAGTGCCCGCGGCATCGTTCGTCTTGCGCGCGCTGGTAGCCGCTGGTCACGTATCGCAGGCCAAAGTAGACGAGGCCATCGCGATCGCTCGCAAGACGCCGGGCGTTGACGCCGCCGCTCTTGAGAATGGAGACGGGCGGGATGCGTGGCAGCCGATCGACACGGCGCCGAAGTTTGGGGAGCCGATTGACGTTTGGGGTCGCTACGGTCGCAAGAGCGAATGCGTGTTTGGGAGGCCGACCTACGCGGGAGGTCTTCACTGGATTTACGAGGCTGGTTATGACAGCAACGGTCCGGTGTTCGAAATCGTCGTTGACCCGACGCACTGGATGCCGCCACCCGCATCGCCTTCCGCAGCTAACGACAAGGAGAAGCAATCATGAAATACGGATTTGCCACATGCAAAGACTCTGAACGCTGGGCCAACGGCCAAGAAAGCATCCAAGCGACGATTGTTGAAGCCATTGACACGCTTCATGGCGGCGATCATGAGCCTGTAGCCATCTGCGAAGTCTCCGAGCCTGACATCAATTACATGTGGCTCGTCAACACAGTCTTGGAACGCGCCAGCGAGCAGCTTTACGAAGAAGTCGGCGAGGTCGCAGAGACCTTCGAGGTAGACGACGAGCAAAAAGAAAAGCTGGCGGCGTTGCTCCGCGATTGGATTGCAAAGCACGGCCTCATTTCATGCTGGAAGGCTGACAACGGGCGTATGTACGCGCCCGGCGACGCTGAGTATGACGCAGCTATCGCCGCCCTGTCACAGAAAGCGGGAGACCAGCAGTGATTGAAGCAGCAGCAAAGCGGGTCATCGACTTGACCCGCGCAAACTGGAAGGTCTGATATGCCAAGCAACCGCAAACCGCGCAAGGCCCGCAAGTTAGTGATGCCCAAAGACATCGTGTCGACGCTATTCAACGCAGACGAGCCGATGCAAGGCGAGGAAAAATTGGAGGTGCTGACAAGCGTTCATATGGCCGCGCTTGCCCTATCCCGCGGCACAGGTACGAAGAACGAATGGGACACGCTTGTCGTCACGGGCAATATTGCGATCGTGCTGTGCGAGACGGCTGGCAACCGCAATGTCGGGCTCGAGCCGCTGTATGCCATGCAAAACGCGATGATCGCGGTATGCGAGCGATTCCAGGAGATCGGCCGCTTCGTGCTGACCGGCGACGAGCTGCAAGCAATGAATGGCGGCATAGCACTGTTCGAGCAACTGGTCGACACAGTTAGCCGGCGTCAGTATGTGCGGGCGTGCGCTGAATATACGCGACGCCTTCACGCTGGCAAGGCAGTTCAAATCAAGCGAGGCCAGGCGACAGAAAGATTCGCGCTGCGCGCCGCGGCATAGGGAGAAAGCTATGGAAGAACTCTGGACGCACAAGGAACTGGCGAAGTTTTTAGGCTACAGCCCGGCATCTGTGGCGACGATGGTCACGAAGAAGCCGGCCAGCCTGCCGCCGCGCGTCGCGGGTCTGGGCCGGCCGCGTTGGGTCCCGTCAGTGGTGAGGGATTGGGTCATAGCGCAGAGCACGCAAGCAGCGCCAGCGCAACGTGGGCGCCCGCGCAGGACGCCCACCGTGGTTTAGCCGAGCTTGGCGGCGATGTCCGTCGCCTTCGGCTCATAGTAGATTTGCAGCATCTTCAGGGTCTTGTGCCCTGTCACCGCCGACAGTTCTAAAACGTTCGGCAGCAACTTAGACATGCGCGTCGCGGCTTCGCGGCGTGAGTCGTGAAAATGTAGGTCGGTCAAGCCGACCTTTTTTTTCGCCTCGCGGAAAAGCGTGTCGAACGATCCAGCATTCACTGGCACCAGATGATCGTCAGGCTTTCCCTTTGCGAGCAACGACAGCAGATCAACCGCGCGCGACGACAGCGGCACATTGCGCGCGTCGTCATTCTTTGTCTGCGGAAGATGGATATAGCGCTCTGCGATGTTCACGTCGCGATGCCGGATGTTCAGGATTTCGCCGCGGCGCATGGCTGTCTCGACTGCGAATGCGAACGACCACGCGATCAGATGCTTCGAGATTTCCGGCGTGGCTTTCATATCCCAACCGAGCGCGTTGCAGATGGTCTGCACTTCGGTATTGTCGACCCGGCGCTTACGCGGGCGCGCGCTCTTGGGCCGGCGGATCAGATGCACCGGGTTTTCCTTGAGCGGCATGCGCCATTCTTTGATCGAAGTTGTGAAAACGGCTGAGATCAGGTTCAATTCGCGATTGACCGATGACGCAGAAACGACGCGCAAGCGATCATCCCGCCAGTCGGCGACGTCTTGCGGCGAGAACCGAGAAAGCGGCTTCTGGAACACCGGGAAGTTGCGCGCCAGCATTTCAAGGCGCATCACCTCCCACCGCTCACCCCGCTTTGTCGGGCTCACTTCGAGCGCATAGCGGGTCAGCAGTCTGGCAACGGTTGGCAGCGTGACAGTATTGTCGTCGACCACCTGACCGCCTTCGTTCAGCTTTGCCTCTGTCGCCGTCGCCCACGCCACCGCCTCGGGCTTGGTGTTGAATGACGCGCTAATCGGTTTGTGTCCAGCTTTGCGAACTATCGCACGCCAGCTCTCGCCGCGCTTCTGGTATGTCGCCACGTTTTCGGTTCCTTTTGGTATGGCGACCGACCTGGTACATATCTGGTACAGTCGCACTCTTAAATTGACCAAATGATACCATGATAGTATCCGTAAATCACGGTTGCATCAGGGTTTCGGGGCGAACGGATACCGGATTAGCGTCCTCTCCTGGGCACCAAGCAGCCTTATAGAATAAGGCTCACAAGGCGATTGGTACGAATTTGGTACAGTCGCATGAAATACAGCAGGAAAACATGCAAGCCGGCACCCGTTGCCGGCTTAATTGTATCTGCTCTCTGAAGTTTAAAGGCACCCTCTTTCACGCCGCTCGGATCACCGGGCGCGCATCGCTCCGCACTCAATCTCTCTCGCTTCCAACTTGGTACAGTTGGCGCAGTAAATGCGCCTCAAACCATGGCTGGATAGGGATTTCAGCCGGAATACCCTGGTACATGCCGATTGCACCAATACCATTGCAGAATTAGTATTTGCTTTGCAATTCCGTTGTGGTATCTTTGCTATGAAGCGATAATCGGAATCAGTCGACATGGGTCTGTTCAATGCGCCGGAGACGGATCGCCACTGCATCGGCTGCGAGCACTTCGCGGGGTGGCGCGCGGGTGGCTCAGTCATCCTCTGCATGCACGAAGGTAAGCCATACGTTCAGGCCCAGCCTAAGCGCGGTTGCGTGCATTGGGTTCGTGCAATCGGCGCCGACGACGAAGAACAACCAAAGGACAAGCGATGAACGATAGGGAATTGCTGGATCTGGCCGCGAACGCTGCGGGTATTCCGCTTGAATGGTCGAGCGAACCCGATTGTGGACCGCGCACGACTGGGTGGAAAACATGGAACCCGCTTGCCGACGACGGCGACGCGCTGCGGCTGGCTGTCAAACTGAAACTTGAGATATTCACCGGCCAAGGGCCTAACGGCGATATAACGACGGCCTGCGCGCCGCAAGAGCTTGATCTTGAGTCTTGCGGCGAGCGACATGGCACTGATGCGGCCGCCGCGACGCGTCGAGCCATCGTCCGCGCTGCCGCTGAGGTCGGAAGGCAAATGGACGCGCCGCAGTCTTCCGCCTGATCAACGAAGAAGGCCCAATTCATGCTGTCGATCGGACAAGGAGGTGACCCATGTTCGAGTACCGCAACCCTGAAGCGATTCTGGAAGTCGTGCTGCCCGATCCCGAGAAACGGAATGAGCATGGACATACTGTGTCGGATGACTTCGACCATTTCTGTGACGTGACGGGCTGCCCAAAAGACGATGCGTGGGCGAAGCTGGCGCTTGCGTGGGCTTGGACGTCTCGCTACCGTGATTGACGCGTCGGATTTGATGCTGGCGACTCTGCACCCGCGACCGTTCTCCGATCCTGACTGGCTGTTCGAGCTGAAGTACGACGGGTTCAGATGCCTGATCGTCAAAGCTGGCGGAGACGTGAAGCTCTGGAGCCGCAACGGCAACCTGTTCAACGGATCGTTTCCCGAGGTCGTGCGGGCGGTCGAAGGTGTGCCGGGCGACTTCGTTTGGGACGCAGAGCTAACTGTGGACGACGAGACGGGCCGATCTGACTTTGACAGGCTCCGGCAACGCGCCGTCACCAAGACGCCGAAGAACGTCCGCGCCGCGGCGAAGTCTGATCCGGCCCGGCTGTACGTCTTCGATGCGCTATCGATCGACGGCGCCGACATTCGCGGAATGCCGCTCACCGAACGCAAGGTGCATCTTCGAAAATCGTTCGACAATACCAGCACGCTGATCTACGCGAGCGGGATTGAGGGCGAAGGCAGGCTGGTTTTTGAGCACGTCGAGGAACTGGGCCTTGAAGGGATGATCGCCAAGCGGATGGATTCAACGTATCAGCGGGGCCGATCGAGGGATTGGCTGAAGATCAAGTACAGTGGTTATGGCCGCCCTGCCGCGTTAGGTTGGGGCAGAAAATGACGCGCTGCCGGGTGGCAGGCTGGAGAATGGGATGACTAGACGCAAAGAAGTTACCAAGCACGAATTCGACGCATTTCTAGCGGCATATCCGCGACGACTGGAAAAGGATGTCCTGCGTATTTGCGAGCCAGAGCAGATACAGTTTAATGACTTTTCTCTGGGCGATTGGCCGCAATCGGTTGTCGCTTCGTATGATGCATGGGGGCACACACCAGACGACATTTGGGGACCGGAACCGGGACGCTGGATGGTATTAATAGACGCGCCGCAGACTGCGGGCTGATTGATGTGCGCCAGTGGGCGCGGGAGGCAGGATGAACCTAGACGACGAACTGAAGCGACTAGGCTTGCTTAGCGATGCCGAGCGGGCATTTAGCGCGAAGCTTGACGAGATCGAAAATTATCGGACGCCGCAATTTGTTCGCAAGGTGTCGCACGAGCCGAAGGACGGCTACAACTGGAATGAGTATTTCGAGCACTACGAAGAAGGCGACGACCTGTTTCGTGCTCGCATCAATGCGGCTATCCCAAAGAGAGAGCCATGAAACCGCCCGAGCATGAATGCCCGCTCAGTTCGCGCTGCGAGCTGGTCAACGACCAGCTGATCGAAGCTCGCGTCGAGTACGTGCGCTCGCTTGAAGAATTGCAGGAGCGACACGACTACTGGCGCGACAAGGCGATGAAGGGGCAAAGAGCACTTGAACAGATCGGCAAGATGGTCGATTATCGCGAAGATGGCTTGCCAATACATGCGGGTGTACCGGAAGCGGTTCGCGAAGCGCTAGGCAAGTAACTACAAGACCAAATACGGGGAAAACATGAGCGCCATAATCCTGCTGATCGTATCGCTGCTGATCTACTTCATTCCGACTTTCGTCGCGCGATCGCGCCGGCACCACAACTACGGTGCGATTGTGGCGCTGAACATCTTTCTTGGCTGGACGTTCATCGGTTGGGTTGCGTCGCTCGTATGGGCGCTGACCGCCACGAAGGCAGTCAGCGCCGCATAGATCAGGCCATCGCGCCATTCCAGTGCGAGCCGCCCCCGCCTACCCTCACCCCGGCCCACATAAGCCATACGCGCCATTTCGGGACGCCAGTCAATAGCGACGCCTCTTTTAGAACGGCGTCGGCTGTCGCCCGGTCTACCGGATGCGTGCTGTAGATGAAGTCGTGCACCACGCTGGCTTCGTTGGAAGTGCCGCCGGCTAGCAGATAGGCGATCGGGATGCGCGGGACCGAAGCCAGATCCGTGATGAAGCCAGCCGGGACCGTGAACGTCATGTTTGCGACGTCAGATTGATAGACGAGCGGCGCCGTGAGACGCCACAATCCGTCATCGCGCGGCGTGGCGTTCTCCATCTGGAGATCGGTCAGGAACTCGCTCATTGCAGCGGCGCACCAGCGAGCGGCGTCGATGCTGCAACCGGCGCCGTGGCCGTGACAGCGGGAGCGAGGCTGATGGCAATGTTGAACGCCAGCATGCCAGTATCAATCGCAGCGTCTGCGGCCTTGATCTTGTCAGGCGACAGCGACGACGAATCGACCAAAGACTTGATGAGCGGCAGAGTCGCATTGACGATCGACTGCAAGTCCGGTTTGGCAACCGACGCGCCGGCAGAGCAAACCTTGTCGACTGCGGGCTGAACGGTCTCGGTCAGCGTCTTTTCTGCGCCGCCAGTGAATACGCCGTCACCCTTCAGGATGGCGATTTCGCCGTTAGCAGCGCCGCATGCGATGCTTACCTGCTGAGCGAACGTGAGCGTCGGGGCGCCGGCGCATGCACAGAGAGCGAGCGCAACGAGGCCAGCCGCAAGAGCGGCGAAAATCTTCTTCATTGGATGTGTCCAGAGAGTGCCGCGTCGCGGCGTGGGTGATTACTGCGCGGGAGTTGCGGCTTGCTTGGCGGCGAAACGCGCGTTCACGTAGTTGATGGCAGCATGAGCGCCAGCCACCACGACGCCGGCGACGAGCGACGAAACGCTGGCGGGCACCGGCACATGAAATGCCAGGCCGAGCGCCCATTCAATTGCGGGCATGAGAGTAGCGGTCGAGATCGCGACGCCGCCGGTGATGACTGCGGAATTTTGGGCCATGAATGCTCCTATGCTGCGTGGTGGATGACTTCTGCGGCCGAGAACTGGTAGCCCTCTTTGCCGTACTTTTGCGCGATCCAGATGGGGAAAGGCAGCGCATGCATGCCCTCATCTTTCCCGATGTGGTGCGCCTTACAGAGCAACATGCCGTTGACGGTCATGTCGTCGACAAACTGCGTCCAGTCGGTGAAGTTGTCCCAATCGAACGCCTTGATTGCAGCGCCCCATACGCCAGCATGCGCGTCGAGCTTGAAGCGGTCCCAATCGATCATTTCGGCGAATGAGCGCTCGATGGGATGGTGATGCGCCTCGAGCGGATGGCCGCTCTGCTCTGCGGTCGCGTTGCAAACGAAGCACCGGCCGCCGTCGCGCGCGATCAATTGCTTGCGCGTGCGCTCGAATAGAGCCGTCGTCTTGCGTGGCTCGTGGCCTGGAATGTTGACGGCGACGGTCAACGTCTCTTTCTCTTCGTGAATTTGGGTAACGTCGGTCATGTGCGGGCGTAAAAAAACCGCCCGGAGGCGGCTTGTCGTGGTGTGGTTGCGCGCTTACGCGTTGTCTGGCTTCATGAACAACTGGCGTTCGGCGATCCGGCGCTTGACGAGGCCGGGCAAGATACGGCCGGCCGCCAGATTCCATCGGTCAAACTGCGTAGACGCGCCGGCGTAGTTGCCGGCGTTTAGCAGTCGCAGAAGCGTCGACGCAATGAAATTGCCGATGCCGACGTTGAAGCAGAAGTCGGTCAGCGCATCGAACTGGTTTTGCGTGAGCGGAACCTTGACATTGGCGTTCACGCACGCGGCAGCTTTCGCAAGGTCGGCACGCAACCATGCGTCGGCTTGCGCTTGCGTGATCTTCATGCCTTTGGTCACGTCTCGCCCCGTATGACCGTACCCGATCGTCCAAGGCGCGTCGCCAGTTCCGGGGTCGGGGTACGACACAAGATCACAGCCCTCGAACCGCATCGTCAGGGCAACGCCGTTGTCGGAAACTGTGTATGCGGTCATTTGTCGGCCTTCATTTCAAGGCGGCGATCGAACTTTTCGTCGATCAGTTCAAGTTTCTTGAACACCGCGTCGATTGACACACTGAAGCGGTCGATGGCCTTCTCAAGCGCGCCCGACGTCACATATGTCTCCGCGCAATGCAGCTTGAAATCAGCAAGCGCCGTCTCCGCGCGCTCAACTCGGGTATGCACGGTGCGAAACAGCCACCAGACGACCACTCCTGCGCCGCCGGCAGCCGCAAGCAGCCAACTGTTCAAAACGTTGAGATCCATCGGGCTTCCAAAGAAAAAGCCGCACTAGGCGGCTTGGGGTTGCGATACAAAAAACTGCTTGCGTTTGCGATACCGTATTAGTATCCTTCATATCGTCATAACAACGAACGCAGAACGGAGCAAACGCCATGAAAAACAAAGCCCACGTCATTTCGACATCTATTGGCCGCCGCAGGGGTGACGCGGCTAAAAAAAATTTGTGCGCCACGGATACTATCCAAGTATCCGTTGTGCTCGCGGTTCTGGTATGCGCTGCTATATGCCAAAGCGCGCATGCAGAACAGTCGTGGTTTCAGGTTGAAGCGGGACTAGGCGTAACGTCAGCCGTCAAACTCGGCGATGGTATGTTCTATAGCAAAGGCTTTTCTCACGACACGCCGAACGGCAGTTACGGCGGTCGCGTTGGTCTCGTGTTCAACGCCATTCCAGCGGCGCCCCGTTCATTCGTTCCAGGCGTGCGCGCGCACCTCGACTACTACAACTTCGGCAAGGTGAAGTGGTCGAGCGTGAATCCGCAGGACGAGGCGGACTTCTCATCAGTCGGTCAACGCGGCGGCTACAACATCGCCACCCAGAGTTGCGTCGACGGCAATTGCGGCGACTTCCGGCGCTTCGACAGCACCGGCGGGATACAGGCAATCGCGCTGACCGTCGAGCCGTATTGGGATCTCGGCAGTGGCTGGCAGCTCGGCGTCGAAGCCGGGCCGGCGCTCTATCGAACCACGTGGACAAGCGTAGCTACTGCAATGAACGATTCGGCACGCTTCGGCCCTACTGGCACGCAAGAGACGCTCAGCCACCAGCCGCATGTTCAGGTGGGCGTGCTGGTTGGCGCGTCCGTGAGCAAGGGGCCGTTCTCGGCGCGGCTCAACTATCTGAACGCGCCGGTCGGGTACAGCACGGATAAGGACACGCCGGCGGGGATCAAAGGCGAATGGATGCTTTCCGTCAATTACACGTTTTAGGCTAGAATCCTTGACTCCTGCAGAGGCGGACAAAAAGATGGCGCAATTTCACTTTGTCGAAGATTACGAAGCATACGTTCGAGGTCTGATAAAGAATCACCCTATAGACGAAGCAATGGCGATGGCGGTTGGCGGCGGACCTTTCGACGGCATAGGCAACATCGAGTTGAATATCCTGAAAGAAGCCGGTCTTCAACCAGGCATGTCCATATTCGATCTTGGATGCGGAAGTGGCCGCTTGGCAGCGGCTCTCGCGAAGTCGGGTCTTGATCTCTCTTACACCGGCACGGACGTAGTGCAAGAGCTTCTTGACTATGCCAGTGAAATATCGCCTTCGAACTATCGCTTTATCCGTCATCCCCAAATTTCCGTTCCAGTCGAATCGTCGTCCGTCGACATCACATGTGCCTTCAGCGTCTTCACGCACTTGCTGCATCATGAGACGTACATGTATCTGACCGACATGCATCGTGCCTTGAAGGTGGGCGGTCTGGTCGTTTTCTCGTTCCTTGAGTACGCTGATCCAGCACATTGGGACGTAATGGAATACACGCTCGATAAGCAGCGTGACGCCGAACAGATTCCTTTGAACACGTTCATTGAGCGCACTGTGATCGATACGTGGGCGCGGCGTCTTGGTTTCGAAGTGAAGCAGATCATGAACGGTGGGCATCGTCCCAATGGAGGTGAGCCTTTGGGACAGGCCGTATGCGTGCTTAGCAAGACGCATCCTCGCTAAGAACTACAAACCGGTGGGCGCGTCCTCCTAGTCCGGTCCCGGCAAGTACGGCTGAATCCAATCCGGTTGCGAATCGTAGTAGGCCTTCCAACGCGGATCAGTTGATTCGACCGTACCGTAATTAGAAAAGCTGGCCAGGTCTTGAGGACCTCCGAAATAGGTAACGATGACTTCTTCCGCGTCATCGGCAAATTGAACGCTTATGGTCGTCATGATCAGAATGTGTACCCGCTCACGTAAATAATGGAGACCGGCGTTCCTGTCCCTGACAGGTTTTTGTAGTAGACGGTCTGGGAGGTCATTATTGGGAAATTGCTGATCGGCGAGAAGTTACCCTGGTTGGCCACAGAGGCACTGTTCGATATAACCATGTTGCCGATTTCATTCGTTGCATCGGCAGAAAGGTTCAACGAGTTGATTGACGACCCATTGGCGTTGCAGTTGGCCGACGCGGTACCACTCCACGTTTTTGCATTTTTCGGAACTGCCGACGCAAGCGAGAGCGCCGCGTATGCTGCTTGTGATGCGGTCGAATTCAACACATTTAAAGTCGCCGTAGAAACTAGACGGTCGCTCTGAATGCATGGGACGATCTGTCCGCTCGAGTTCGTGCGGACTATGCTCACGAGCGCATTAGCCGTATAACCAGCCGGCATGTTCGCGCCACCATACACGTTCGGCGCTGCCGCGGCGGTTGCATTCGTCGCCAGAAGTGCTGCTGTCGCCGTCGTCGGATTGTAGATCGCATACAGCGCGACATAGCCCGATACCGGAGCCGAGCCAGTGTCCATCCCGCCCGCGCCAGTCGTCGCGAGGTTGATCGTCTTGCTGAAGTTCGGGAGGATGTATGGCTGACCGTTGAGCGCACTCGCAACGACGATCTGGTCTGCCGTAAGCGTTGCCGTGGCAGATGCTGCGGTAACGCTCATCGCTAGGTTGCGCACCGAGCCAACAGGCGTCGAAAACATCTGCTGCGCCTGGTTCAGCGTCACACAAGCTTGAATTTGGGCAAGCAGGCTTGCCGTCAAGAACGGTGCGCCGCTGTACTGGCTGATGTTGGCCGACGTGATAGTCGATGCGCCGAACGGCACAGTGACGACCCACAAGCCATTGAAACCAGCGTCAGGCGTGGGCGTGATCTGCGAGCCGGTCGTGGCTGCGACGCCGGCCTTCAACTGAAGCTGCACCGTGTTGTCGCGGTACGTGGTGTTCGACGTGCCAGTTCCGTTCGGACCGGAGTACGCTTGGGCAGGATTCGAAGCGTTGTAATAGGGCAGAACGGTCGAGCCGCCGTCCACTTCCTGAAACGCGCCCTGCACGAGGTAGTTGATCGAGAATCCGGCAGTCGTCGGCGCCGGGCAGGAGAAATTCTGCGCGGCGAGCAAGATGCCCTGCTTGACGAGAGGCGTTGCATCGGCGTTCAGCGACGAGTAAGCGCCGGTGTCGGTCGATTGCAACGAGTACGCGCGACCCGGATTGACGTTGACGGTCATGCCGGCCGGAGCCGTAGGCACACAGCCGAGGCCAGAGAACAACGTCGACGTGCCGATCATGTCTTGCAGGACGTGACCGATGGCGATCATGACATTCTTGTTCGTGTTTAAAATGTCGACTTCCAGCGGCACCTGGCCGGCGAATACTTGAACGCGTTTAATGATCGTGCTCCCAAAAAAAGAAAAGCCGCCAGAAAGGCGGCCAATTTGCATGCTGTTTATCTTTTGCGACGGACAACGAGCAGCGGCGTCGAGAGCGCTCGTTCCACACTCCATCCCGCTTCAATTCGCTTCTTTAGAGTGGCGTAAGCAATGCCCGTCGATTCAGACCACTGCATCCACGTCTTCACCTCGCCGTTGAACTCAACAGGTACGCCACCCTCACCGAATTGATTGCGGCCTAGGACCGCTGGGATAGTGAGCGTCTTTTCTATATCCCATCCGAGCTTGATGCGAGTTTCTATAGCGCCCCTGCTGATCCCTGTCTTTGCGGACCATTGGGCAACGTTCAGGCGCTCACCTTGCCACTCAAGGATTACTGAATCCTGCTTGTTGTTGACCTGTTCATCGTCAGTGGCCCAACGGCAATTGCTTGGCGAGTACCCTGCGTTGACGTCAAGTCGATCTAGCGTCATTCCATCTGGCCTGTCGCCCATGTCTGCATAGAAGAACTCGAAGCCAGCACGCCATCGATCGCAAACCGTTATGCCGCGGCCGCCGTACTGTTGGTATGTGCGCTGCCTCTCGTTATAGCAGCGAGTCATCATCGCGTGATAGCTGCGCCACGCTGGCGTTCTGCTTTTCCCGTGCGTGACGTTTCCTGCTCGCTTCATGGTGCGTCTATGGCACCCGCATGACATCGTTTTCCCAACGGCTACGAGATAGCACTGTATTTCTTTTTCGACGCCGCAATCGCACCTGAATCGCGCATACAGCCGGTAGTTATCGCGGCGGTACGACTCTCCAATTGCGACGAGTTTATTGAATCGCGCCCCGATTGGGGTAGAATTTGAATCAGCCATGTTGACCTCTCGTACAGGTTGGCTTGGTTAGGGAGGCCCGCTCGTGTTAGCGCACGTCGGGCCTTCCGCTATTTTACGACGATATTCTCATCCAAGCTATAGTCCCCGCGGGGATAACTGAGGCCACGGCCGCATATATGTCGGCGTCTGTGACCGACTGCTGAACCTGACTCAGGTCTGCATACTCTCCGCGCGAAGCGGTGCTGTATCCCGATGGCGAACTGCCGTAGCCAGCGACGAACGGGATTCCCGTTCCAGATGGCCGGTACGCAGTCACGAACGCCTGATACTGGTGCAGCAGCGAACCGTAAGCGCCGTTGATTCCGTAGCCGGTCGTTGGGATGCCGTAGCCTCCAGTATCGAGCGGCCGGCGCGGCTCCACGATGAGCGGCGCGCGTCCTGTCAGCGTCGTCAGCACTTGCACGACTGCCTTGCGCGTCGCGCGTTCGCGGAACAGGTTCACCGTGATCCGGTTGCGAAACGCGGTGTCGCTCTCGCCAGTCTTGCGCGGCAGAGTCGTGCCGAAGAAGTCGGCCGATATGATGTCGAGCCAGCCGTCCGTCGCCGTCGCAATGCGCAACTGGAGCCGCGCGTATGAAAGCACCGCGTAGACGTTCGCGAAGATGGCCGCGAAGCCTGTCAGCAGCGCCGTCAGGATTGGCGGTGCATCGCCGAACCAGCCGCGCGGCAGGAGCGCTTGCAAGCGCCCCAACATGTCCTGCTGATCGCCAGTCGCCATTAGGTCACCGTGATAGTTGCCGCTTTCACGACAGTTTTTGCATCGGCGGTCACATCGGACGTTCCACCGTTCAGCGTCACACCTGTGACGTTCGTCACGCCGGGCGAGGCGTCATACGCGACCTGCGCGAGGCGCGAGTAAGCCAGCGAACTGCCGAGCGGCAGCGTGTTGATGTAGTTCTGAAGCGCGGTTTGAACCAGCGCCGCGACGGTGCTGTGCGTGTAGCCGGCTGCCGTGGTGATCGCCATTGCGACGGCTGCAGTCACGACGATCGGCTTCTTCACGTCGAACGTGCTCGTGAATGGCCGCACTGCGTCGATCGCGTTGTAGACGGTCGAAACCAGCGTGTCAGATGGCACGCCCGAGCCGTCGTCGACCACCGTATAGAAATAGCCTGGCTGGTAGACGCCGCCGTAGGTGTAATTCTCGGTGATCGTGTATGTCAGACCCTGCTGCAGCGACGTGATCGCATTGCCGATAGCTGCTTTCGTCGCCTTCGACAGGCTCAGCAGCCACGATTGGAAGCGCGCGAGTGCGTTGGTGTCCGCCTCCGCGTCAACCGCGTTTGTGAAGGCTGCGGCATTCGTCACCGTATCGACGCCGGGCACCGACTGCGACAGTTGCGAGATCGTGCCAGCGAGCACATTGCCGCCGGTGCCGGCCGTTACGGCTGTCACCGTGACGCTGAGGCTTGCCGTGCCTGCCGCCAGCACATAGCCGCCGAGCGCCGCACTGTATGCAGGGTTCGTCGTGTCGGTGTTGACTGTGAATTGCTGCGTGCCATCCGTAGTCTGAACGACAGTGCCGACCGGAACGACCGCCAGCGACGTTGGCGTGAAGCGCGAGAACGTCACCGTGCCGGTCGCATACGACGCAGCCAGCCGCGCAAAGCCGAAGTCAGCAAACCACGAATCGAGATCCGATCCTGTCGACGTCGATGCCCGCGTGAGCGCAAGCATTTGCAGGATCATGCCTTGCAGCCAGAGCGCGATTCCTGACGCTGCCTCGCCAAGCGCGCGGAACACGGTGCCGATGTTGAAATTCAGGATCGCGGACGTCACCGAACCCTGCACCGTAGACGCAAAGTTTTGAAGCATCTGCGTCAGCGATTGCGTCTGTACGTTTGCCATTTATTGATTGATGTCGAAGGATAGGGTCGATACCTGGCCCGTCACGGCGTCGGCATACTGGATCGTCACCGCGGCGCCGTTGTTGAACGGCGTTACCGTGACAACCGGCGTCGGGGATGTGGCGATGCCTGCAATCGTCTTGATCGTCGATTGAATCGTGCCGCGCAGCTCGGACACGTTGAGCGTCTTGCCGATGCGCCGCGGAATGCCAGCGCCGAAGTCTGCGTGCCAGGTGTAATCTGGCGATGCGATCGGGTTGCCGGCCGAGTCGGCTAGTTGCGGGTTCGTCATCAGCGCGCGGAGCAGTTCCTGTTGCGCGAGCGTGTCATCGTTCGCGACCGACAGATCGCCGTTCGATGCAATCGATAGGTCGTTGCTCCAGAAATGATTCAGGTCTGTCACTGCGGTACTCCACCGAGGCCAGAGCCGCCGGAATTGACGTGTTTGTGCGTGCTGCCGATGTCGTGGCCGTTGTTCGTGATCGTGCCAGTCGTGTTGAAGTTGCCATTGACGGTTGACGCGTTGCCTGATCCGTTGTCGCCACTGATCGCGATGCCGCCGTTACCGGTCAGCGTGTTGTCCATCAGCACCGGGCCGACGAAGTGATGTTGCGTGGCGGTATAGGTGGCGCCTGCTGCGGCTTTCAACTCGACAGAACCGTCGTTGTGAAACTTCAGCAGCGATCCCGACTTGTGAACGATCCACGTCTCGCCGGCCGGCACCGCCGGCGGCACGTTCACGTTCGAGAAAAATCGCCCTACTATCTTCGGCGCCGCATTCGATCCGTCAGAAAACGACACCATCACCATGTCGCCGATATTCGGTGCCGTCAGCACGCCGAAGCCATTTCCCACACCTACCGCGCCGAGCGGAATCCAGCCGGTTTCGGTGAAATCCGAGTCGCCGACGCCCTGAAACGTGACCTTGACCGAGTGCGTCGACGCGTTGTAGCTGCTGATCTGCGCCATGCGCGGTTTCGGCACGCGCCCGGCAGCCGCTTCAGCATGCGAGCGCATGGTGTTCGCTAGTTCGTGGTAATTCATCAGAGCGGGACCGCCTGTGAGGTTGCAGCGTGGTTCTTGCCGTGTACGGTCATCTCAAAGCCGCCGTCGAACGACATGCGGCGCACGATCTGCGACGGGTAATACGTCTGGTCGAATGCCGTGCCGGTGCCCGATACCTGAATGACCGTCTGCGCGTTCAGCGTCACGTCGCCCGGAATGCGGCACGAGAACTTCATCTCATGCGCAACGATCAGGTCGTATTTCTGCTGTGCGATCTGAAGCGCGCGCTGCTTGTCGATGTTCGGATAGAAGAATGTGAACACCTGGCCGCCACCGGCCGTCGTCGCCTGGCCCGGTTGCAGGCTGCCAACCTTCTTTGGCGGATATGTGGCGTTGAAACCGTACTGGTTCTTGTCATTCCACGACCGAACGATGACCGTCACGCCGCGCGAGACCGTCAAGGTGCGCTGAAACTGCATGTCCTCGACATTGCCGGCCATCGCTCGATAGTCAAGCTGCGTCGGATTGACCTGCGTCCAGACGATCGGGTAAGGCGCAGAATCGGCGGCCGGTGGCGGCCCGAAATACAGCGTCTTGTCCTTCACGGTAACGATGAAGCCTTCCTGCTGCGCGAGAAATGAGAGGATGTCCCACTCCGTGCGCTCATCCATCAGGTTCACGTGCTCGATGTCGTAGTAAGCGCCGGCTTTTGTCTTGGTGGCGGTCACTTGCGGCGTCAGTCCGCGGCGCTTTGCAAGCGTCGCTGCGATCTGGCTCGACGTCTGGTTCTGAAACTTCTCGGTCGTCTTGGTATCGATGAAAACGCGCGTCAGATCGCGGCCGTGCACGGTAACTGTGTCGCTTGCTATGTCGTAGTCGATCGTGTCGACCTGACCGAAGATCAGCTTCGTCAACTCCTGCGGCGTGAAATAGTCATAGTCCTCGGGAAAGCCCGCGAATATTTCGACGAACATGTCTTTCTGGCCGCTGAACCAGTTCACGTCAGTGGCTGGCGGCAGTGACGAACCCGCGAACCGGATGGAAAACGTGTCCGCAGACGAAAGCGCGTTGTTTTCCACTTCCCAATCGAGCCATGCGGTACACAGCGTCATTTGGTCGGATAGCGAAGTGCCGAGCGTGACCGCACCTCGCGGCACAGTCACCAATCCGGCAGGCTGTGTCACGAGAATGCGATCAGCACTAGGCATTAGGTACTCCGTCTGAAGATGCCGCGGTATTCGTTGCCGGCAGAGCGATGTTCTGCGTGCCGCTGATGTTCGGATCGCCGCCGAGCGACGGATTGGCCTTGGAAAGGCTCACCCATCCGGTCGCATCCTTGTAATACTTTGCTGCGAGGTCATACAGGTTGCCGCCCACGACGGTGATCGTCTTGGACGCAGAGCCGATCTGGCCGATGTTCGTGCCGATGCGCGACAGCACGCCTTGCAGTTGCAGCAATTGCGGCTGCTGCGTCATCGTGTTGACCTGCGCGCTGAGTTTCGAAACTTGCTGCGCGATCGGATTGTTCGGCAGCAGGCCGCCAACCGTTGACACGCTCTGTAATGTGTTCTCGCCGGCGGCGATCAGCGTTGTTACTTGCGCCTGAACCGTGGCGAGCGGCGCGAGGACGCTTTGCAGTGTGCTTTTTGCCGCGGTGGCGAAGCTCGAGACAGCGCCGATTGCGCTCGTCAGCGTTCCCATGCTCGACGTAAGGCCAGCATTGCCGATCTTCGAGCAGATGCCGTTCGCAGTCGAAATGTCGGCGCCGATCAGCGAGTCAATGCCGGGGGCCGCGTTCGGCCCCTGCGCGGCGTTGTCAGCGACGATTTCAAGCCGCAGCCGATAGTAAATCTCGTACTCGCGCTGGAAGTCCTCGACGAACTCGCTGATGACTACCGCATAGCTGTACTCGCTGAACGTCAGCGTCAGCATCTTCTGCGCAAGCGCCATCTGCTTGAGCGTGCGCGCGCGGTCTAGCGCATTCTCGCCGAGCAACATTCCCGACCACTCAAGCGGCGCCGGGTCGTAGCCCATCATGTTGACGTTGCGCGCACCGCCGACCATCTTGCGGACGACGGTGCGGATTGCCGTCACCATAGTGATGCGCTCGGGGATTTCGTACTCGGAAAACGTGAAGTCGCCGAGCTGCAAAACTACAGCCATATCAGTGTCCGGTTACGAATTGGTTGATCGGCGACGCGTTCGGGTCGAAGAAGCCGGTTCCGAGCGTTGAGCTTGTCTTGCGCACAACGGTGCTGACGAACTTGGCGTGCAGCGGCGTGCCGTCAACAGCGACATGGACGTTGAGGTTCGGTGCAGCACTCGCGCGCCCGGCAACCGTCGTGTCAGTTTTTGCCGGCACGTTGCCATTCGCCCAATCCCATGCCGCGCCGATCTTGCCGAAGATGCCGTGAGCGTTTTGCACGGCCGCAACGCCAGTCCCCTGCTCGTTGTTGAAGTCGGCAAGTTTCTTGAATAGCTCCGTGCCGCCCTTGAGCACCTGAATGACGCCAGGCAGAACGTTTTCACCGAAAACCGTCTTGAAGTCCGTCCATGCAGCCTCGAATTCCTTCTCTTGGCCGGTCAGCGTCTGCTTCGACTTATCGACGGCGGAATCGATGCCCGGCACGATTGCGCGCGCATGCAGACCTTCAAGGATCGTCGGCAACTGGACGCCGACCTTATCGAACATCGCACCGCCGGTGCCGCCGAACAGGTCACTGTTCAGCTTCGACTGCTGGTTGATGTCGTATCCCTTCGCCTTGTAGAACGGCAGGATGTAGTCCGAGTACCACTTGAACGGGTTCTCGCCGAATTCCTTGGCATGCATCAGGGGAATGCCGTCGCCGGTGAAATGGTCAACGCCGCCAGACTTGTTGAGCACGACCTTGCTCATGTCCCACGCGCCCATCATGCGAATGGTCTGCAACTGAGCCTTCGTCGCCTTGGTGATACCCATCAGGCGTTTGCGCGCGGTCGCCAACGCCGTACCGGCCGGGCCGCCCTTCAATTCGCCGAGCAGTGGCTCCGCCCAACCGAGCAAGCCGTCATCGCTGATCGTCATGCCGGCGCCCTGCGATGTACGCATGAATTGGCGCAGGTTCGAGAAGTCAACCTGGCCGCCAGACGTCACCGTCGTGCGGTACGCGTTCTCGATGGTCTTGTTGAACAGCGATGGATCGCGGATGGCGCCGCGCTGTTCGGCGAACCGCAGCATGTCCATTTCCTGCGATTCGGTCAGTTCGTGCCCCGACAGGATGCTGGCGTAGTGGATCTTGGCGAGCATCGGCATCGCCATCTTCGCCGCGCGCAATGCATCCTCGCCGGCCATGCCAGACTCGCGAAACGCGCCCTGACCTTCGATCATGTAGCGCATCTTGTCCGACAGCGATGCGCCGGGCAGATTCGAGTTTTTCACGAAGTCGAACGCGCTTTGATTCTGCGCGCCGCTCATGCCGAACATTTCGAAGCGGCGTTTCTGTAACTCGAAGTCGCCGGCCGCCTCTGCGCTCGACTTGACGCCCGCGTAAGCCATGTAGCCAGCGGCGAGCGCCCCCATCGTTGCCATGCCGCCCGGCAGGCCGAAGCCTACGCCACCGAGACCTACGCCGCCCGGCCCGATGTGCCCGCGGGCGTGGATGTTGCCGCCGTGGCCGCCCCTGCGTCCGCCTCCGCCACCACTGCCACCGCGCCCGCCCCCACCGCCCGGCATCACCGGAATGGAAGGAAGCGCACCGAGCGAGTGAATCGACTTGATCTGATGCGCGAGCGTCGCAGCATTGCTCGACGATGACCGCAGCGCGTCACTGAGCGCCTTTGTCGAGCGCGCCAACTCGCGCACTTCAGGGTTGAATGCGGAAATCTTGCCGAGGTGGCCAGACAAGCGCCCCGCCGCACCGTCCGACTTGTTCAGTTCGACGAGCAGCTTGTTCACGCCGTCGATCGCCTTGCCATCGAACGCCGTCAACTTGCCGAACGTCTTGACGAGGATCTTGGCATGCTGGTCGGTCTTGCCAATCGCCTTGTCGAGCGCGTTGGCGTAATTCGTTGCCTGCTTGATGCCGCCGTTCGCCTTGCCGATCTGCTTGAATTGCCGATCGAGCGCAGCGACCTGCACTTCGACCTTCAGCATCTGCTTCGACAGTTCGAGCAGCTTGGGCGTTATCAGGTCCGTCAGATGAAGGACTGTGCCTACCTTAAATGCTTCGATCATCGATCACGCCGTCTGTTTTTTGTGGATAACCGGCTTCTTGGCGCCGCGCCCGGATAGCCACGAGGTAATCATTTTCGACGCGATCAACGCGATTCGCGGCGCGCTGTGGACGCCTGCCGGTCCCATGACGGGTCGTGGCGGCATCTTGTCCGTGCCTAGCTCGTGCCAGACCATCTTCTGATCGTCGGTGCCGACCACTGCGCTGTTGCCGTCCGTCGCTACCACGTAAGTGATGCTGTCGCGCATTTCGCCGGTTCTCAGCAGCGGCGCGTCAGGCTCATAGCCGGCCGCAACCTTTGCGGCTTCGTAATCGGGTGACAAAGCCTGCCAATGCGGGTCGGCATGGTAAAAGCCGATCATTCCCTTCGCCGTTTCATGCACTTCCTCGGCGGCAGCCTCCAGCACTTCATGCTTGACGACTTTCGTCTCGATGGCGAGAACTTGCAGATGCGTTGCGAACGCGGCGAAGCTATGGAAGGTTTTCATGTGCGCTCAACGAACTCTTTCTTGTTCCAGTCGAACGTGCGATTGCTCTGCTGCTCTGAAACGATGATCGACCACGCATAGCGCGTCGTATCGTCGAGCGAGAACGAAACGTCGAATGGAACGTTATGCTGCGTCAGCCACAGAGCCTCGCGAATCGCCGCGTTGCCGACTATTTTTTTGCCGCTTCCTCGTCGACCTCCACCTTCGAGATGCCGAGAAGTTGCTGAATGCCTTCAGT